GGACCGTGAGCGTCGATACCGCCAACCCTTGGATTCACGCGTAACCGCGTAGGCCAAGAACTACCGAAAGGAAACAGCAATGCCTACGCCCAGTTTCGCTAGCCAGCATATTGATGCTGTACTCTCCAACCTCTCCATCTCGTGGATGCAGGGGCAGGACGTTTTCATCGCGGAGAAGGTTTTCCCGCGTATCCCCGTGGAGAAGGCTTCGGCCATCTACTACAAGTACGATCAGGACGCGTGGCTGCGGGACGAGGCGCAGCAGCGTGCCGACGCCACCCAGTCCGCCGGTTCCGGTTACACGGTTTCGACTGACACGTACAACGCCAAGGTGTGGGCTTTCCACAAGGACGTTGGCGATCAGGTCCTCCAGAACTACACGAACCCGCTGGACCCGATCCGGGACGCCACGAACTATGTGGCCAGCCGGATGATGCTCCGTCAGGAGATTGACTTCGCATCGAAGTACTTCACCACGGGTGTGTGGGGCACGGACATGACGGGTGTGGCTTCGGCCCCGACCGGCAACCAGTTCATCAAGTGGTCCGACTATGTGAACAGCACCCCGCTGATCGACATTGAGGTCGCGAAGGAGAAGGTCGCCGGTGCGACCGGCTTCCCGGTGAACACGCTGGTGATGGGCAAGGCCGTGTTCAACGCCCTGAAGAACCACCCGACCATCATCGACCGCATCAAGTACACCACGGAGAACATCCCCACGACCGCCCTGCTGGCGGCCCTGTTCGATGTTGACCGGGTACTGGTGGCCACGTCGCTGGTGAACACCGCGGTGGAAGGGCAGAACAAGAACATTGCCTACAACTTCGGCAAGTCGGTGCTGCTGACCCACTCGGCTCCGGCCCCGGGCCTGCTCACCCCGTCCGCAGGGTACACGTTCGTGTGGAACGGTGTGTCCGACGGTCAGGGCCTGTCCGTGGGTACGAAATCCTTCCGCATGGAAGAGAACGCGGCGCTCCGCATCGAATCCCAGATGGCGTGGGACAACAAGGTCGTGGCACCCGAACTGGGTGTGTTCATGGCCACCGCCGTCGCCTAACAGGTAACGGTTTTACCGGAAGGCCCGGTCCCGTTCACCGGGACTGGGCCTTCCGCCATTGTAGGGAGTGGAAGGGCCGGGACAATGGAAACACCGATAGAAGCATTGGACAGCAGGATCGGCGAAATGATCGAGGGCCTGTACGCGTGGAACGAGTACTGTCCCGACCATGCGGTGTCGTACATGGCTGTGTACCCGGACCGGCATCACCGCAGCGTGTCAGTGTATGAGGTGACGAACTCGTGGCGTGAATACCGGTGCTACGCGTGTAACCGGCTGCTCTGGTCCGCGGTCCGTCCCGTCCTCCCACCGGCCCCGCACCGCATCCCTGTAGAGAACCTTGACCAGAAGAAGGAAATCGCCCTGTGAGCATCCTCGTGAACCGGGAACGCATTGAATGGCCCAAAGCCACGATCAGTGAATCCCAGCTCCGGGCGTTCGCCGACGCCCCCGCCCACGCCTACGACCTGTGGCAGACCGACGAAGCCACCCGTACCGGGGCGAAAGTGTCCGTGGTCGCTGACCTGCGCATGGGCCGCCGGTTCTTCGCCACACCCAAGAAAGGCTGAGCCATGACGTGGAGTTACAGCGGCGACCCCGCCACCTCCGATGTGGACCAGATACGGTTCCTCCTCGGGAACACGGTCGCACAGGGTGAGGGCGACTTTGACCTGACCGACGAGGAAATCCAGTACTGCCTGAACGAGCAGGACCCGACGAACCCGTCCCGCGTGTACTGGGCGGCCGCTGACTGCGCCGACCAGCTGGCCACCCGCTATTACGGGCAGTCGTCCGTGCAGAAGAAAGTGGGTGACCTCCAGCTCGCCGTGTCCTATGCGGGTCTGGGTGACGAGTACCGCAGGCTGGCGAAACGGCTGATGCGGGGCAGGACCCGGTACAGTGTGGGTGCCCCCGCCCTGTCCGACACGACCCCGGCAGCGTTCGCCATGGGCATGTTCGATGACCCGAACAGCAGCGGCTACATTGACCCCGGCAGCAGGTACCAGTAACCATGGAGAAGCAGCTACTGTCCATGATGACGCAGACCGTCCGGTTTTATGCGCCCGTGGGCAAACCCGACCCGTACGGGTTCCAGCAGTACGCGACGACACCCATTGAGGTGAAATGCCATATCGAGTCCCGGGAGCAGCGCATCTACGATTCCACGTCGGATGTGAACGTGGGGTCGGGCCGGTGCTTCACCGCGGGCGTGTTCCCGTGGCTGAACGAGAACTACGAAATGTTTGTCCCCGACCCGTCGTATACGACCGGGTGGCGGCAGGTTGATATCGCGGCGGTCACGATCCGCAACGACGAGAAAGGCCCGCACCACAACGTCGTGTACTTCGGTGAGCGCGGCAACAGGGGAACGAGGACCAACGCATGATTATCGGGCATGGCGTGTTCATTGACGGGCTCCCAGAAATGGAGGCCCGGCTGGCACGGGCTGAACTGTCCCTGCCTCAGGTCATCGGGATGGGCCTGTCCGCTGAGGCGCAGATCATTTTCCGCATGTCACAGATACAGGTCCCGTTCCGTAAGGGCATCCTGAAGGGTTCCGGGAACGTGTCCCTGCCCACGCCGGACGGTGACGGTATTTCCGTGGATATCAGTTACGGTGGGGCGGCGAAAGCGTACGCGTACATCATGCACCGCGGCACGATGAACGGGCGGCCGATCAACTACCGGAACGGGAAGAAGGGCCAGTACCTGAAGGACCCGGTGGATGCGGCGATCCCGGGCATGGACGAGCGTTTGGCCATCAGAATCAGGGAGATACTGGCATGAGCGACCCGGTGCTGATCCCGTCAGGGTATTCCGCGATGGAAGTGCTGCGGGACATTATTGTGGCCGGTACGTCCCCTGCCCCGGCCAACGTGTACATGGGGTACGAGCCGTCCACGGACGCGGTGACGGGCATGGTGTATTTCCTGTCCGACGGGCGGGCCTCCGGTGCGGAGGAAACCCTTGGCAGCATTGTCGCGGTGGAGCATGAGGGGGTGGATGTGGAAGTGTACGGGGCACCGGGTGATTACGTGTCCGCGAAACTGGAGATGCGCCGTATCCGTTACCTGATCGCCTCGAAGCTGGGGTACACGGCGGGCGGCCTCCGCCTCCTGTACGCGAAACCGGGGCCGGTCATTTCACTGGGCCGGGACGACCTGAACCGGGCACATTTCATGGTGTCGTTCGACTGCATGACGGACGGCAGCTATGTCTAGGGGTGAGGACCGGAGGGCTTTGGAGAACGCGGTCCTCGCCATTGACGGGTGCATCAACACGCTCGTCATGGCCCGGATCATCATTGAGGAGCGGTTGGAGGCTGATGCGCCTGAACCGGTTCCGGGCATTATGGGGCAGCAGCCTAAACCGGACTGCCAGCATGAGGGTACCCGCATGAGCATCCCGGGCAGTGATGTGGAATTGTGTGATGACTGCGGGGTGACTCTGTGAACCTTGTGGCAACGGATGTGGCACCGAGGTGCTGGAAGTGCCGGAAACTGTTGGCGGAGAAGGTGACCCGTCCGTGGGTGATCCGGTGTGGCAGGTGTAAGGCGGAGAACACTGAGGCTGATCCGCGGGACCGCACCATTGTGATGGACCTCGACCGCAACGACTGAAACCATAGACGGGTATGATGGAACCATGGCTGAAAAAGGGAAGTACACGCGGGGCACGCTGGTTGAGCTGATGAACCTCCTCGGCTACACCACCGCCGACCGGGTGAGCCGGATCACTGCGGAGGCTGATGCGATCACGGTGACGTGTGTGGAGCTGACGGAGAACGGCCCGCATTTCATCACCGACCGGTATGTGCTGTCCCTGCGGGGGACCGAGTAATGGCTGTCCCTCCCCGGTACGCGTTGCAGACACTGGCCCGGCTGTTCGGTTATGACCCGCTGGCGGTGATCAGCGTGTACATGGACCAGTACGTGGTGACGGTGAAGTACCGGATCGACCGGGGGGATGGCACGTTTTATGTGCAGGAGGACGGGTTTTTCATTCCTGACCCGATCTATAACCCGTGTCCGCAGAATGTGGGGCCGTGTCAGGTGGATGTGACCGACACGGTGGAAGCGGTCCTGTCCTGACCTTTACATAAAACCTAACGGGTGATATGCTTTTTACATGACCATCATGGACATGGAAACACCCCCAGCCACGGAAACGGCCATCATGAAAGCCGTCCGCAGATACCAGCTGGCACGCATCCGCTACAACCACATGCGGGACAAATGGCTCGACGCCGACCGCAAACTCAAAACCGCCGAAGAGCGGAACCCCGACTCACGCCTCACCGCGCACCTGCACAACAGGATGGAGTTCCTCTTCACGCAGGCCTCCGCCGCGTCCAAACGTGAGCACGACCTGTACAAGGCCATGATGGCCGCCATCATCCCGGACAAGGAGTAGAACATGGACCGCCGGAAACTCGAAGCCCTGCATCAGGACGTGATGCAGGCCCGCAACTATGCGGAGGAAGCCATGATGCGTGCGCAGGCACGGTACAAGCGGCACCACACCGCCCTGTACATCCTTGATAAAGAACTGGAACGGCTGGACCGCAAACTCAACACCGGCAAGGAGAATAGCCAGTGAGGGAGTGGGCGGTGCAGTGGCGGACGTTCCGTGACGGTCCCTACGACCGCACCATGACCGCCGTGAACGGGCAGCCGTTCACCCGGGAAACCGCCGAAGAATGGGTGCAGGGCATGGCCCCGGGCGCGGCGCAGGTCGTGTACCGGAACGTGGACGAGTGGCGTCCTCCCCGGGTGAAAGGCCCTGTACACGGCACGACCGGGGCGTACACGAACCACGGGTGCAGGTGTGACCCGTGCATGCAGGCGTGGAACCGGTACCAGCAGCGCATCAGGCAACGGCGGAAACAGGTCGGGCTCCCGGCTGACTCCACCATCCATGGCACGTCCAACGGGTACAACAATTACGGGTGCCGGTGTGAACCGTGCCGGGCGGCGCACAATGCGTCGCAGCGCCGGTCACGGTATGCCAAGCATTCCCTGCGGAAGGAAAGGTCGGCGGTATGAAAGCGAAACTGTACGGTGTGATCTGTCTGGTCATGTTCCTCTCGGCGATGTGCCTGTGGGCGGCGGCCGTGTGGACGGGTGACTGGCGGAAACTGTGGCTGGGTGTGATCCTCGTCCTCGTTGATCTGGTCGTGGGTGCCATCGGTGTTGTGGTCGCGTACCATGAGGCCCAGAAATGAGGCGGGCATTCATGGTGTCGGGTGCGCTAACGGTGGCCGCGTTAGTGTTCATGCTGGTCTGCATCTGGAGCGGTGACCAGCGGTGGTTAGCCACTGCCGGGGTGTTCGGAGCTGGCGCAGTCATCACGGCCTTCGGCGCAGGGTTCTCGGACCTGTGAACGTCGTCGCAGGGGGGGCCCTGATCTATGTGGCGGTTGTCCTCGTCTTCTGGGCGTACGCGTGCGTGGCGTTTGGCGCACCGCGGAGGGGTGAGTACCTGTTCTACACGGCGCTGATAGTGGCCGGTGCATTCGCCCTGTTCGGTGCCATCATGTTCGGTGTTCACCTGATCGTGGGTGTGTGGTGAACCAGTTCCTCGGGTTTTTACTGCTCTACCTGCCGTCCGCGGCCAGCATCTTCGGGTTGTGCATGATGTTCAGCGACCCGGACGACCGGCAATGGAAGACGTGCCTCGCCTACTCGTGTCTGGCCCCGCTGTT